ATTTTGAAATCCTTTCAGCCCGCTTGTCATATCGACTTTTACTCCCGGAATGCGGTTAAGTACGCCCTGAATAGTTTGTGCAATATTAGCAAACACATTTGCTACTGTAGCCGCCAAATCCAAAAATAGTGCTTCAATCGAGGCTATCGGGTTTTGAAATGCGTGATTTAAGAAATTTACCACTGCTGCAACCACATTCCAGATAATCGCAAAAGCATTATATACAGTTCCGACAAGCATCCAAACCACGCCGGCAATGACTCCGGTCGCACTGATCGTTTGTCCGGTCACTTGATCGACTATTGCGACAGCGAGGTATACCGCGCCGATAACCGCAATTATAGCAATTAGTACCCATGTCAACGGGCAGGCATACAGTGCAGCATTTAGGCCCCACTGCGCGGCGGTGTCTGCCATTGTAGCCCCAGTGAACAACGCATATATAGGCACTGCAAGCATTTTCGCAGCGGTCAAAGCGGCGGTCCCTGCGGCGGCAAGCATCGTAGAACCATAATAAACGGTTAGCGCGACTGCCGCACTCAAAACAACCGGTGAAATGATCGACCAGTTTTGAGCGATAAACCCGCCGACATTGGCGAGCCCTGTAAGGGCCCCGTTCGCGACATTTGCCAAAACGCTGAATGATGCAATTATCCCATTTATCATGTTCTGGAAATTTGCCGACCCCAGCAGACTGCTTTCATTGCTGAACGTTCCCCCAAACGCCTGCATAGCCCCGTTCTTGATTTTGTTCCAGTAATCGCCCCAGGTATATTTCATTTTCCCCATCTGCTGATCAACTGTGCCGGAATATTTCAGAATTGAATTTATGAGAACTTCAGAAGTGATTTTCCCTTCCTGCCCGAGTTGTCGGATGTCACCGACGGACTTCCCCATATACTTTGCAATGGCTGTTTCAACGAGTGGCGCATCTTCGGCCAATATGCGAAGATCCTGCCCTTGCAGGCGCCCCAAGCCGATAGCCTGCTGCAATTGCAGCATGGCCCCGGCCTGATTCGCGACAGGTGTGCCGCCGATTTTAAACATCTTTTGCATGGTTTCAGTGAACTTTACAATGTTCTGATTGCTTCCGAACTGTTTTCCAGACGTGATCCCGAGTTTTCCCACAGTGTCGGCCATTCCCGTATACGAGCCGCGTGCACGGTCAGCGGCGGCAAAAATCTGATTTTGCAGTCCGCTTAATTCTTTGGCATTCTGTGTAATCAAGGATAGCTTTGAAGCAATATTCGTATAGGTATCCGAGATTTCCATGCCCTTTTTCACGGTTTCGACGCTGAGAAACGCAGCGGCCAGCCCGGTCAGCTTTTGCGTGAGCCTCGATGTAGCGCTTTCGGACGCCGTGAACCGGGCGTTCGCGTTATCGACCGCTGCGCTTGCCTGGCCTATACTGCCGGTGGCCCGCTGAGTACTGCTATAGATGCGGTCCATCGCCCGGCTATAATTATCCTGCAACGTGAAAATTGATCTTAGCGACGGCATGGTATCACCTCTTTTTTATTTTGGCTGCTTCTTTTTTCTCGGCTTCGATGCGCAAATCTGTGGACGCATAAATAAAAGCCCGTTCGCGTTGACTCATTTTTGCCAGCGCGGACGGTAGAATATGAAGCTTTTGCAGGGCGTAGTGCGCATAATTAAAATCCGGATCGCCCTGCTTTATCCGTTTTTTACGTCTTCGATCTGTTCATTGATATCGTTCGTGTCCAGCCCGGAAAGAGCGGAAACCTCTTCGGAGAGCTTTGCGAATTCGCCCACAGTAAGCATCTTCTCGAGAACGTTTTCCGCGCCGAGAGTGCCATAGGCTTTCTGCAACTCTGCATTGGTAAGGTCGGGGAACACAACGCCCGCCGCTGCCAGAGCGTGGCCAAACCCCACACGGTCAAGCTGCTGTACGCCGGTTTTGCGGTCTGCTTTCGTATGCTGCCGTTCAAGCTTTGCATTTTCGGATTCGGATACAGCCCGGAGTTCCCACTCGACCGGCTTCCCGTTGTCCACAAAGCGCTTCGAAATGACAACTTTTTTATTTTTAGCCTCCACAGGATTAAGAAATGCGGCAAGACTGTTCATTTATTTTTTTCCTCCTTATTGGTAATTCGCGGGCAGACCGAAGGACGAAAGCGACGAAACGCTGTCAAACGTGATATCTGTTTCAACGGTGATTGGGTCGTCGCTGCTGTCGTCGATATGAGCGAGAGAGAATTTTTTTGGAATCACGTTATACAACGCGACTTCGTTCTTGCCGACGGTAGACTGCGGGTCTTCGTTCGTTACCATTACGGTAAACCCTTCGAAGTGACCGCTATTGACGTAATCGATCGCGGCATTCGCCATCTCCGAATTCATGAAATAATACGTCATGGAGCCGGTGCCTTCGCAACCCACGATCTTATGCTGCTTCATACGATGGCCGAGCATCTGCTTGTCACTAATTTTTAATTCCAGGTGCGCTTCGAGCTTTGAAATTTCAAACATCTTGCGGTTTTGCCCGTTGATTGTGATGTAAGCGCTGCCCTCTTTCGACGAGAGGGTATCAGACAATTGTGTGTAAGTATCAGCCATTATCTATGCCCCCCCCCTTATGATACGGAAACAGTCATATAGACTTTTTCGATGCTGTCTACATTCTCTATTCCGGCGTTTACGACTGCCGCGTCACCATCCTTGCCGGGAAGTACCTCAACGTCGGCAGCAGTAAAGTCCTGAATTGCCGACATGTTCTGCAGTTCGTTGAAATACTCCACAAGCAAGGTCTTAAAGCGATCGCGCCCTATCGGCGTGTTGTCGTATTTACCTTTTACTTTTGCCGTGAAAATGGCGTTGATATCGTTGTAGACCGAAGCACGCAACCGGATAAAGCGGTTTTTCTTAAATACCTTTGTCTTTGCATCCGAAAGCGTTGTCAGAGAATTGATGTCATAATCGACCGTGACGTTCTGCGAATTGTCCACGAGGAAAATGAACTTGCCGGCTTTAATTGCGGCCTCACGGTCGCTCCGCTTCATGCGCGGTGAAACATCAATCGCACCGGCATACTGTGCGCCGGTGTTCGACTGATTCACGCCAGCGCCAGCCGTGATACCAGCTACCCATGCGCATGTCTGCGCGTTTGTCAGTACCGTGCTGTCGGATAAAACGACGGCGTGAGCCACGTTGATGACGTTCTCGCTGTCGGCTACAAAGTCAGGCGCTACAAGCTGAATGCCTCTGCCCTCGGTGCCTGTGGCGACGTCCAGCCATGCTTTCAAGAGCGCATGCGTTGAATCCGTCGCGCCGTCAAGCGTTTCAGCTGCATAAGGATAGCAGACAACGTCAAAGTCTATCACATCGAGGACCGCAATTGCCGCAGTAAAAACGGCATTTGTAACCGTGGCCCCGAGATTATAAACGATAACCTTCTTCGCATTCTTCAGCGCTTCGGCTGCAAAGAATTTATCTTCTGTTGTTGCACCCGTCGGCCACTTGCTGCCATCGGTTGCCGTGATAACGTATTCGTCCCCGGCTTTACCGACCGAAACTTTCTGCAAAATAATAACCGTGCCGCGTGCGCCCACGGCAAGAGCGGACGTGATTTTCGCAAGATAGTTGATATAAATACCCGGCTCAACTTTATCCTGCGCTGTCCATGTGCCCGCCATAGTATCACTCCTTTATCGTAAGATTGATTTTTTCCATGATAGGGTTTACTTCCGCGACGCATTCGCGGTATTTAACGTCGAAAGTAAAATGCAAAACATTGTCGGTGATCCGGGCGTCTTTGTTGATGCAACGGAATCCACCAACTAAATTAAAATCGCGCAAAAGCGTTTCTTGCATGGAAACACAGTCGGCGCGGGTTGCTTTAATATCAACGGATTTTGCCCCGGAAAAATATTGGACGTCAAATGAGATTTTCCCGGCAGATGAGCCTTGAAGTAACCGGCTATAGCCCTGATCTGTCACCGAAATAAGGAAAGAGGGCGTTTTGAACTTTTGAGGGCAGTAAAAGCGATAAACAGTGTGGCAAAGCGCTTTTAGCTGCACCTCTATCGCCGTGATGATATCATCCACCATACTTCGCTTTCACCCTCTTTATCTCAGCGTCGAATTCCTGAATCATAGCTTTTTCCACAATGTTGTTGGCGTGCTCTAAAAAGTGTTGCCCCTCAACGTAGCCGACCGTTTCGCCCTGGCGGTTCACAATGCGGTGGCCATCATTGACGTAGGCGATATAGTAAACATTGTTTTCAAGTGCTTTTTCAATGCCGCCAGCGGTTTTTTGAGCTATTGGAGAATGCCAGCCCTTTCGTGCTGTGCCACCTACCTTGCCGGAGCCGGCAGGATATTGACCTGTCGGAGTATGCTTCTTGACGTCTCTTAAGCCAGCATTCACGGCGCGCGTCAAAACTGTTTTGTCGATTTGCGAAATGTCGCCAAGCATTTCCCGCAGCTCTTTCCGGTATTGGTCGATAGCGGCGGCGTTTGCGCTTACGTTACTCATGCCTTATCAGCTCTCTTGACGCTGAATTCCTGATTGTAGGTATATGGAAAGCCCTCGCCCACGGTCAGATTGACTTTTGCGCCGTTGCGCTGCGTGACTTCCACATAATCCCCGGATTTGATGTCAACGTCCGGCGCACAGAACAGCTTGTTCGTGCTCTGCATCGTTGGGACGGAATCCGTACCGACCGGCTGAACGGTTCCCATACTGTAATGGCATTTTACGCCCGTATGTGTGGGAGTGGTTTGAAGACTTCCGTCGTCGTTGTACCGGTAAATGTCCATCGTGTCTTTCCAGAGCTTTTCATATGGGCTTGCCATGCTATCACCTCAAAACAGTGTCCGAAAGCTGTTCATGATCCGAATGTTGTTGACACTCATGGAATCGAACAAATCCGCCTGGGCGGTTTTCTTGCTTCCGATTGTCATAGTGGAGTCGCCCTCTTTGAGCTGCGTCACTGTGCCTGTGGTAAGCGCTGCGGCCCCGTTCATCAGCGTCGTAGCAATTTCTACCCACGGATATTTAAGTACGTCGGGGACATTCTGGACGTTCTGCGGCAAGGTACAGTATTCGAGCATGATCGGCTTCGCTTCGTCGATGTACGACTGAATGGCAACATCAGAAAAGCCGTCCGGTATTGTAGCCGGGCGACTTTTGATTACTTTAAGAATATCACTTGCCAGCACTGCCATCCGTAGCACCGGCTTTCGCTTCGGCGGCAAGCGCGGCCTTTGCAGCTTTTCCCGCCTCGGCCTGCTCCACGGCGGCGCGTACCTGCTCAGCCGTCAGGCCGTCCGGGAGTTTCAGCTTGAGCTTTTCGGCCCGGCTGATAAGATCGGAAATAACCGGGTCCTTTGCGTCCGGCCTGTCAACCTCATAGCCACGGTCTTTGTAAGTCTGTAAATTCTTTTCGTCAATATTGCGGTAAATACCGCCTTTTCTAATCAGCATATTTTACCTCCGTTAAACTGCCGGTTTCGCGTGCAGATAAACGCCTTTGGCCTTGTTGTCATAGACAAAAGCGTCATGATACTCGCGGAACTGGAATTTCCACGCATCTTTGTCCTGGTTCTCGTCCGGCGTGAAGATCTTCGGCAGGGCAAATTTCACAACCTGCAGGATAGCACCCGGATAGATCATCATGAAGTTGATGTCCTTACCCGTGGTAGCATTCTTCACATAGCCCCATGCTGCGGAACCGTCGTTCAGCGTGATCGCAGTGTAGAACCGGGTTTTCGGGACATACACGATCGGCATTCCATTGTAGCCGGAAATGATGTTCGACACGGTGTTGTCGGACTGGAACATGCGGGTGAGCGCCTGATTCAGCACCGGTTTCAACTCGGAATTGACATACAATTTGCGCCCTTCAAGCGGAACCTCGTCGGCATCCATCTGACGACTCGCTTCGTCGATTGCCGGAAGAACCGTATCCTTTGTCAGTGCGGCGGGCGTTGCGGAAGAAATACCGGAAGCGGAAGCGTATTTTGCGAAACGGTACGCATCCAGCTCGGGGAGAACATTCAGCCGCATAAAATCGCCGGTCACGGTGCCGAAGGTCAGACCGAGCGTTTCCTCGTTGTCCATACGGTCAATGGAAATTTCCTTGCCGCGTTCCTCGGACAGCTTCATGACTTCCCACGCGGCGGTTACGTCGCCTTTCGGATAGCCATTCGCGCGGCTATAGTCGCCGAGGCCAGTCGTAGAAACTTTCAGGACAGACACTTCGTTTGCACCGGAGAAATCCGGCTTCGTCGCGGCATCCATACCCTGCGTGACAGAGCCGTTCTTGTAAATTGCGTCGATGATTGGCACAAATTTCTTTGCGTATTCAATCGAATTTGCCATTACTGATTACCTCCATTATTTGTAGTTTCGATTTTCAAGCCAGCGCCTTTCATGGCAGCGGCTACAAACGGGTCGCTTGCACCTTCCCCGGCGGGTCCTCCGCCGACCGGTGGAGGCGGATTGTCTTGCTTTTTCTCGCCAAAGAAATCCGGGTCGCTCTTTTGGAGAGCTTTAATCTGATCGTCGAGACCGAGGACGTTCTCTTTGTCCAGGCTGATTTTGGATTCATCCAGAAGAGCACGAACGGCCTTGACGTTTTTGGCTTTTGCGCCGAGCAGGGCGGTTTCAATCTTGCTGCCGAGCGTAACCTTTTTTAGATTGGTTTCA